TTCAGTATTAGTATTAGAAGAGAATTTTTCTCCCATAGCTGAACATATTAACTTAGCCATTTCCATCATGACTTCCATATCAACTTCGGTTTCAGATACTTCATATTTCATTTGAGCTGGTTTTATATTTGCAAAATCTGCGGAAACTGATTCATCTGCATAAGAGTAGGGGATAGCTGACATCTTTTTAGTCTCATCATCAATAGCATACATATATGTATCATCATAAGAAACTAATGAAAATTTACTAAATTCTTGCTCATCTTTAGCAAATTTTTGTCCACTGCAACATTCTACTAATTTTGCGAATAATTCTGGACTTCTTTGAAATTTCATATTTACATTTTCCTCCTTGTCTATAAAATTTTTATTTATATCTTCATCTATATCATCTGCAAAAAGATAGTTTACATCTTCTTGAGTTAGACTAAATTGAGAATAATTAGTTTTTGATAAACCTAATTCAACAAAGTGTTCCTTTAGATGTTTAATAGGCTCACCAATTAACCCTTGTTGTTTAGCTTTGGTAAAAGCTGACTCTAATCCCTTAACATGTAACACTAATTTACCATTGCGGATTATATGATGTGGATATTTTAATTTACTTGAAGGTGAATCCTCAAAATCTATAGAATTTAATAAATATGCTTCTTGTATTAAAGACTCTTTATTTGATGCTTTAAATATAGGTTTATATAGACGAGTAGATGGATTTACCCATGTGTTATTAACTGCTGATTCAAGAGAATTATCTATTTGAATATAGTTAGATGCAAAGGATTTTGTTATATTATCTACAATACTTGAGAATTCCAATACTTCAGCACAAGCACCACTAATTGCTGGCTGTACACCAATTATCGTTACTCCAGAAAATACAAATGATTGTATAGAATCATCGTCACCCATTTCAAGACATATAATTTCCATACTAACATTTTTTATTTTATCTCTATCCATAACCATTACAGCATCTTGAGCGTATCTTCTCCAAATATAACCTATAGCAGTAAGCCAACGAGTGCCATCAGGATCGGTTTCAAAAAATATATCTTCATCTCTTAATATTGTACCAATCGCAATTTCATTTTTTTCATGTCCGAGGAAATCATTTTTTCTTTTATCATACATTGCCACAATCGGTTTTCCTATTAAAGTAGGCCTAGCTTGTTCAATTGATGACCAAGGGATAGGGAGTTTATGTGTGTTTTGACCCTCACGAACAATTTTTAATTTAACTTTCATTAATTCACTATTTGACGCTTCCATCAAATCAAACGTGGCAACTTCAAAATTAAGTTTTTGATTCACTGAATTTATTCACCTCCTTACTATTGAGATATTTATACTTTTAATAAAATAATTTTACATACCAGGGAAGATCAATTAGTATTTTTTTTAATAATTCAGTATTAGCAAATACGAAATTGTCATCAGCATCAATACTTAATACAGGTAAATCGTGATGTGATTGCAGATATCTACCTAAACGTTCACTACAAGTGTATTTGTTTGTAATTCTTTCTGGATTGGTTATATACATATATTAATCACCTACACTTTAAAAGTAGCATCAAATAATACTAAATCATTTGTCATACTAGATTTTAATTTAAATGACAATGCACTGTCTTCTTCTTCCACTTGTTCTTGAAGCATACTTAACAAGAAGGGTAAATCAATAAATGATTTATTCTCCAATGCAAAATTGTACAATTCTTCTATAGCTTCAGTTGTACCTTCCTCAGTTTCAACAAATATATTACCAACATCATTAATTGAAGATATTTGTAAACTAGGGGAATCTACAGAATCTATTGTAACTTTTCCACCAATTCTATCATTGATATGTTGTATAAATAGTTTTGAGTGATTGTATTCTCCGTCAGCTTGATCTCGAAAATAATTTGCTAAATTCTTTAGCTGTAAATCCTCAAAATAACTCGCAATTTGCAAATATTTGTTTTGATTTAATAATTCATGCATAATTTGATTGTTTAAAGCGTCGTTTAATTCTTGAGACAATTTCATTTAAGTTTATTCACCTACCTTCTTAAATGTTTTTAGTTATTAAATTTAAAAATAAAAACAACACTGACTATTATCAGTGTTGAATGTATTGGATATTATAAATTAGTTAATTCAAATATGTATTAGATTTGTTAATTCTTCTTGAAGTATTGATTCGATATTATCAAAATCCCAATATGGTATACGAATAAGTTTAATGTTATTTTTAAGACAATACTCATTTTTTAATTTATCATGATAAGTTTGTGCTATATATTCTGTTTCTGTTTGCATACCTTGAATCCACCTAAAATGTTGTTCGCCATCATATTCTATTAAACAATTTAAATCAGTTTTTTCTTTATTATTAAAGATACTAAAATCAAAACGTAAAGGGTTTCCTTTTTTACTAATTAAGTCTGGTATACTATATTCAGGATCAAAATAAATATTATGATTCATAGAAAATCTTTCAATAATTCTTTCGCCTTTAGAACGATTACAATGAGAACATTCTTTGCCTTGTTGTATAGATGTCCATGAAGAGTTCCACACATAATCACATTTGATACATTTCCATTGTAATTTTGATTCAGCATTTTTATATTGACTTGATAATAATACAAAATCCTTTTGTTCTTTTATTAGCCACAATTTGATATTATCAATTGTAAATATATTAGCAGTATGAAATTCATTAGAAGTTTTTCCTTCTTGTAAATGTCCAAGAGATATGTAATGAATGTATGAATCCTTAGATTTTAAAATGAGTTTTTGAGAATTGTTTTTGTAACTTGTTGATAATAACTCAAATCCCAAATTTTCAACATAGCACTTAATAAAGTTATAATCCAATCTTCTTTTATCATATCCTATTTCATACCCACAGTCATTGCAAAACTGTTTGCCCGCATTTTTAAATTCAGCAAAATTAGTAATAAATACTTTACTACATTTACACTGTATCTGAATTTCACTTCTTACATTTGTATATTCTTTACTTATTAATTTACACCCACTAGCACTATCAATTTCAATAAATTGTTTGACTTGCTCGTATGTATATTTTAATTTTTCGCCTATTTTTATATATCCACATTTTTTACAAGTTCTTTGAATATTATACTTAAAATCAGCAAAAGGTTTTAGAAATATTTCGCCACATTCGCACAATAATTTTAATTTAGTTTTATTATTAATATAATTATTTACTAGTAATAAACAATTTGAATTATTTTCTACAAAGTTTTTTACATACTCTTTAGAAAAACTTTGACTTTGTGACATTTTCTTAGATGTACAACTGTCACATTGTTTTTTATTTTTGTGCATAAAGCTTGAAAGTGAAGTTTTGAAAATATTACCGCACTCACATTTTATCTCTATTTTACTCGAATTATTTATATATTCTTTCGTTATAAGCTGTCTGTTACTTTCATCTTCAATAGTATGTTTTACAAAATCATAAGAAAAAATTTTATTGAGTTTTTTCTTGATGCTACTACAATTATTACATTGTCTTTTTCCATTTCTAAATGCATCAAATGAAGAATTAAAAATGTTTCTGCATTTACATTGGATTTTTAATTTTTCTTTTGATTTAATATATTCTTTACTAATGAGTTTGCATTCACTGTTAGTTTCGATGAAATTTTTTACTATTTCGAAAGTTATAATTTTACTCATATCGTAATCTCCTCTACGAATTTAATCCTCTACATTAATATAAAATACAAAGGAAGACGTAGAGGTGTCTTATCAACTGGGTAATTAATCCAATCTATCCTTTATATTTATAAACTTATCTTAACATACACTTAGAAATATGTAAATAAATAATTATAAGATAATTAATCAATCTTCGTTAGATCCACTACCAGCTGTATCAGCTCCAGAATCAGTTAGATCAGACTCTTTCTTTTTAGGAGCACCATTTTTTTTATCTCCATCTTTTCCAGATTGCTGATATATAGACAGTAATGGTATTAATTTATCTGCAAAACCTGTTGCTTTTGCATATGTTAATTCTCTTTCAAGATCGTGATATTGTAAACCTATTGCTGAAGCTAGTTTATGGGGTAATATAAGACCTACGGAAGCATAAGACAAAGCATTCTCTAATCTTGTTGCTCTATTATCAGGCATTTCAGTACCTTCAAGTTTACATTTAACACGATAAGTTTTGAGTCGTTTATTTATCTCGAAATCTAAGAATCTCTCAAACTGAGGATATACATAAGTTGCAACTTGTTCATCAATTGCAATACTATTCTTACTCTCAACAACATTAGATTTATCAGATGTGTTGTATAATAGTTTGGCATTTGTACCGCTTTGACCTAATGTAGTTTTGGTATAATCATCATAAATATTCTTACCATTAGAATCCCATTCATATTGTTTAATATCTTCAAATGGAGTTACACCAAATTTTATTCCATTTTCCCCAATGGCATTTTTAATAAGCGATGCAAATTTGCCAGCAACTTCAGTTGTTATATTAAATGAATTAGAAACATTACCAGATTTATTATCCTTATTAAATCCGATAAATCCTATAAGCAATTTGGAAGCCTCTACTATGAATTTATTTTTCTGAAGATCTCGAATTAAAGGTTTATTGGCAAGATCGGGAAATAATCCTGCAAAAAAGGGAACTATTGTAGCTACATCATTATTCATTTTAAAACACCATTGACCATCTACTTGACTAGTTTGTGTCCATAGAACCCAACTACCGTCACGTTGATCTAATTGTCTATGTGGTGAATAAGTATCGCTTTTACCGTCAAATACCCTATTCCAATATTCTGTAAATATAGGATGATGCATTTCCAATGAAGTACCAGGTTGAAGAAAATATCTCATATCCCAATCAAATAATAAGCCATGTTCGCTTCTACCTGTAATCTTCGCAAAATTGGCATCTAACTCCTGAAATACATATCGTTCTCCATCATCTCTAAAGGAACAATATTGAACTTCTTGTCTTACAGTTTGTCTTAAAATTTTTCTAAATTCTGCTTTTACATCAAATTTATCAAGAAAATCATACAATGCTCTCTCATCCTTTTTAAATGCAGGAGAATTATAATCTGATGATTTAGCTACATTAGTAAATACCCAAGATAAATCCCAACTAGGAAGATTTGCAAGATACAGTGTACTTCGTTTATAGAGCATATCTGTCATATCAAAGAATTCACTAAATCCACGTAATTGAGTTTCAGAGTTTTTTGGATTTTTCAAAGCTTCATCTATTTGAGTTGATGTACCCTGTAAAGGATTCATGTTTATATCTTTTAGTCTTGCATTCATTAAATCAGGTGAGTAAACACCAGGATATGTATTGTACATCTCTTTAGCAAACTGCAAAACATCAAATACTTGCTCTTCAGTTAATTGTTCTTGTTGATTAGATTGAGAAAATGTAGTAGATGTATCTATGTTTGTATCAATATTTCTATTATATTTACGAGGTCTAGCCAAGTTATTAACCTCCTTTCATAATTATAAAATGAGTATTAGAAAAATCTAAAAGAAAATATAATCTTCTAAGGTTGATTCGTCTTCGTATCCTGTATCTTCAAATTGTTTTATGTACCATAAACCATACATTGTTGCAGAAAATCTATCTTTATCAATTTTTTTAACAACTTTTTCAACAGTGACTTTTCCACTAGTTAGAGGTTTTAATTGTAAGTTAGTAATTTCTTCGATCAAAAAATCAGTTTGTATATAAGGTAATATGTTTTCAGCATAGTTTTTTTTGTCATTTAAATCATAATTGGTATTTGCTTTTTTCTCTAAGAGTCTAAGTTTGCCACTCTCAACCATATCAATAAAATTTACAATCATTTCACTATTAGATGATTGTGGTTTTAGATCATAAAGACAGTTTTCGGCATCTTGAATTTCAGGTAAAGCATCCGTATTAATGGTATTCCAACAACCTAAACTTTCACCTGTA